TGCCATGATTTGTGGGGCCGCCTTTGCCTCGGCGGCAGCTAACTTTCTTTTCAATTCGCGAATTTCATCTGCGGCCTCGATACTCTTCAGCTCGGCAATTGCCTTTGATACGACTTGCTCTAATTTCTCAATAAGAGCAAGAGCAGCATTATAGGAATCTAAATCCATCACTTAATCTCCAAATTGTTTGTCAGAGGCATCATTGTACGGATGCCTCACGGTAAAGTTCTTCAAGGTAGATCGACACTTGGTTCCTGAAGTCTTCATTCTCAATGGAAACTTCAAGCACTGCCTTCATGACATGGGTATCGTCTGCGGCATCTGAAAGGTCAACCTCAGATTTTATTACACTATTTTCGTCACGGAAGAACACCTGAAGTTCGGCTGGCTTCTGTTCTTCCAGCTTGGCCAATGCCGCTTCCATCTTCTTATTGGGAGTGGCCTCACTGATCACCCGGACGTATTTGTTTTCAATCGAATCGCAATCTGGAAGGAACTTCAGTTCTCCTTCAGCATCCATCTCGACCATCACAAACATGAATGTCTTCCAGTCAACATACTCCACTTCAAGGCTGGTACAATCGACCACTACAAATCCACGAGGATCATTAAAGTCTGCCCATGTATAATCAAACCCGGCTCCGATGTATTCAACTCGGCCTACTTGCGATCGGGTATGGAAGTGCCCACTGAATACCCGACTATACTTGGAAAACAACGCTGCGTCAATACCACCTTCACATACATGGCCTCCCCGATGGAATGGGGCACCATTTATCTCAAAGTGACCAAGACACATATTGGAATCGGATGCCGTGATGAATTGACGAATCTCGTTGAAGTTGGAATTATTGATCCAAGGAATCAAGTCGATCTTCATGTTCTCACGGATCACAGTTATAGGCGACTCATAGACGATATCGAACGGCAGCAATGAATCAGACGCATTCAGTGAGTTGTCGTTCTTGTATGCCACATCGTGGTTGCCTACGATAGCAGTGATCTTGATGCCATTCTTCTCGATGAGGTCAAGGAAATGGTTCAGGTAGTCAAGAGCGATGATCGAAATGGAATTTCTGTTGTCAAAGAAGTCACCGCCATGAAAAATCTCGGTGATCCCTTCTGCATTCATATAATCGACCAGTTCGATCCATCGTGCTTTCTGATACTCCAGAAAATAGGAGTTGGAATTACGCACCCCTAGATGCGTATCCGTTATAAAAACTACTTTCATTCATCTTCTCCAAAGGTGGCAATATCCATTTTCTTGGCAGCAGCCTTCTTGGCAGCAGCCTTCTTGCGCTTGTTTTCAAGGGATATGTCAAAGTCCTTGACGAACTTGCTCATGTAGGATACATCAGGAAGGTTCTCTTCTGCAATGAGAGTATTGTAATCTTCGTCATCTTCAGAGTGGTCTTGCATGGCGATTCTGTCCAAGGTGGCCTTGAACTTACCGGCAAGCTCTTGCTTTTCTGACTTGATTGTGTCAATGAAGGAGTAATAGGCGGTCTGGGTAAAGTATGAGAATGGGTTCTTGGTGACTTCGATATTAAATGCATCAATGTTCTTGAGCATGTGGATAATCGCCTCCCCTATCATGTTTTCCCGGAACACATATTCTCTGAAATAATACTTGAGTGATAGATTATTTGCTATATCCATCAGGCACTTACCGATGTAGTTGGTAACTCTAGGAGGGGGATGTCCACCCAGAACGGCGGCGTCTATCAATGCCTTTCTCTCAACTAATGCTTGATAAAATTTGTCGTTGTCTATATAATGACTGGATTTGCTAGATTTCTTGATATCAGCACCGGGGCTGATGATTGTAGACTTTTTATAAGTCGGTTTTACGTTTTCCATCGTCCTCTCCATGAGGTCTTAGTGTCCATTCTATATGGGGACTGTCATGCCCCTTTACAAGCAATTGCCGTAAGTTGTCAAGGTTTATGATTTTATGTAAGTTATTGATTTTTAAGGTGTGTACAAATCATTACAATATCGCCCCTTGAAATACAAAATTTCGTCGCCACTTACAACTATATCCGTTCTTCTTCACTTCGTTTCGATTCACTCTAAAACCTCCAATTCAAATCTTTCAATCAAAACAAATGATGAGCGAAGCGAATTGCCGAAGGCAACTTAAAGTGATTGGGGTAAATGGTGCCTTCGGCATTCGCTTCGCTCAATAATATGCTTTTCTTCTAATACATAAATACATCATCGGACTAACGTCCAACTGATATAATCATTAGGAGAAACATATGTCATTCCCAAACTCACCCGGAGTATATGGACGCGAATTTGATGCATCCGTAGTTTCTGGAACCAATATCGGCACTTCGGCAGTCATTGCTGGAGCTTTTACTTGGGGGCCGATCAATCAAATTGTACGAATCTCCGATGAAAATCGTCTAGTAGCTCGCTTCGGCAAGCCAGCTGATGAAAATGGCATTGACTTCTTTCTTGCATCGTCCTATCTAGCACATGCCAATGCTCTCGATGTCGTCCGTGTAGGTCTCTATGACGCCGTTGACGGTTGCCGTAATGCTGTTCATGGTAGCGGGTCAGCAATCTATGTTCCAAACGATGCGGCTTATGATCCACTTGCACTCAATATCTCATCGCTTGTGTTCTTTGCCAAATATGCAGGGTCTCTTGGTAACAGCGTGGCCATTGCTACATGTACTGGTATAGATCAGTATTCATACGAAGTTCCAGTAGAAGAATTAGAGTTCACTCGGTCAAATGTAGTAGTTTATACTTCTCCTATTGATGCTGTACCTGCAACTGTAGTTTCTGATTTTGCCAGCGTCGGGGATTTTCTCGTCGTTGACGGAACCCGATACATCATCACAGCGATTGTTGGTGACAATATCACTTTGAATAAAGTGTATTCTGGATCACTGACTCCGACTCGTGTATTGCGTAAATGGAAGTTCGCTACAAGATTCCAAGAAGCTCCTACATCTATCGGTGTCAATCATCGTTCACACGTCGTGGTGTTTGATTACACCGGCAAGATCACTGGCGAAGTTGGAACTATCCTTGAAACGTATGAAGATGTCGATTATGAAGATGCTACTGCTAAGAAGTCTGATGGCAGCTCTGCATACTTCTTGAATCAGTACGCTGGTTCCTCATACATCCGTGCTGGCGGCGATGTGCCTGATTCAGATGGTTTGAATGCTCCCTCATTTTATCTTTCTAAGGGAGCAGACGGGTTTGCCGTAATCGGGTATGACGATTACATGGCGGGATGGTCACTGTTCATTCCAACCGAAACCGTTAAGGCTCCTCTGATCATCGGCGGTGCTGTTGACGAAACGATGTCCCCATTTATTGCCCTTAACCTTGCAGATTCCCGTAGAGATGGTGTTGCATTCTTCTCACCAAAGCTGGCAAGTGTTCTGAACAACGTGGGCGATGAAACTGCTGATATTATTGCAGATCGTGAAGTTATTTCGTCATCTTCTTATGCTGCATTGGATGACAACTGGAAGTACACATACGATCGTTATAACGACAAATATCGCTGGATTCCTTGTGCTGGTGATCATGCTGGTCTGTATGCTCGTGTAGACGTTGAAAACAATCCTTGGGATTCTGCTGCTGGAACCCGTAAAGGACTCATCAAGGGTGCTGTTAAACTGGCTTGGAACTCAAGAGAAGCTGACCGTGAGGAATTGTATCCTCGCAATATCAACTCGATCGTAGACTTCCCGTCTTCAGGCCCAACCCTTTATGGCGACAAGACTCTCTTGTCTGTAAACAGTGCTCTGAGTCGAGTACCGACCCGTCGTTTGATGTTGCTTATCGAAGGCGTTGTTATCGAAGCGTCTGCTGACCTGCTGTTTGAATTCAATGACGAGTTTACTCGTGCAAGATTCAACTCTATCGTAGAGCCTTTCCTTCGCGGGATTCAGGCAAAGCGTGGCTTGGCAGAGTACAGAGTGATTGCTGACGAAAGCGTTAATACTCCACAGGTGATTGCGAATAACCAGTTCATTGGCCAGATTTATATCAAGCCGAACTATTCGATCAACTTCATCCGCATCGACTTCATTGTCGTGGGTGCAACTGTAACGATTGAAGAGGTAGTGGGGATTGCATAATCCCCGTTACATCTAAATAATCATATTAGGAGAAATAAAGAATGTCGCAATTTAATGCAACACAATTCAGGGAACAGTTGGTTGGCGACGTTGCTCGCCCCAATCTCTTCAAGGTCGCTGTAGTATTTCCAGAGGGCGGATCATCGGCCAGTAAGAAGTTTACCTTCACTTGCCGGTCTGCCCAAATTCCAAGTCTTCAGGTAGGTCAAGTAATTGTCCCTTACTTTGGACGAGCGATTAAATTTGCTGGCGATAGGCAGTTTGAAGATTTTTCTGTCAGAGTGATCAATGACGAAAATTATAGCGTCAGGGAGCAGTTTGAAAGATGGCAGAATGATCTTGATATCGTCAATCATGGTTCTACCAGAAAAGAAAGACTTGCCAATGACGGGGATCGAAAGAAGCATTATGCCTCTGTTACCGTTATACATTATTCCAAAGGCGGTAAAATTCTGAAGACATATACACTCCATAACGCATTCCCATATGTCGTTGAAGGTGTTGGTCTTGACTGGCAGGAAAATGATACAGCGATGGAGTTCGGCGTGGTGTTTGCGTATGACTACTTCACTGTTGGTAAGAATAGTGAATCCGCTACCACCCAAGACACTGGAATGCTTCCTAGATAACTCTGCAATGCCTGATAAAGGGAGCTTTCGCTCCCTTTTTTCATATCTGTAAATAATGCAGATACCCAAGAGATGTACAATATGAAACTTTTTGGATTTTACATTAGTAGAGAAAAAGATGAAGACATAACCCCTTCAATGGTTCCCCCGGAACAAAGTGAAGGCATTATTAGTTATGACGGTACATCTGGCTTTATTTCTCCCTACACCTCCGTACTAGACCTTGACACCAATATCAAGGAAGAGCGAGTCCTGATTGAAAAATATCGAGACCTGATCAAGACAACTCCAGAAGTTGCTATCAACGTCGATGAGATTTGTTCTGAAGCAATCATTACCGATGACAGGTCAAAGGCAACTGTGACTGTCAATTCTGACCAATTGCAGGTCGATGATAGCGTCAAGGAGATGATTCAGGAGGCATTCGATGTCGTCATGAAGAAGCTCAACTTCCACAATAAGGGATTTGAAATCTTCAGAAACTGGTATGTGGATGGCCGGGTTTACTTCCATGTGATGATTGACCAAGATGCCCCTGAAAACGGCATTCGTGAATTGCGGTTTGTTGACCCTAGAAAGATCAAGAAAGTAAGAGAAGTCCAGCGTTCCAATGATGTGGAGGTCGGCATTTCGACGATTTCTGACATAAAAGAATATTACCTGTATAGCGAGAATCCAAATCTTGACAAGCCACAGGGAAATACGGCTGGCTATGTGTATGGTGGGAACCTTCCCCAGAATGCAATTGTTAAGATCACGAATGATTCCATTGCTGCCTCTACGAGCGGAATCATCGACCACAATCGCAATATCACACTGTCGTTCCTTCACCAATCTATTCGTGCTGCCAATAACCTTCGCCTGATGGAAGAGTCCATGTTGATCTATCGCATGACCCGTGCCCCAGAACGTCGTGTGTTTTACATTGACACTGGCGACGTTCCTAGATCGAAGCAGGAACAGTATGTCAATGAGATTGCTAATAAGTATCGCCAGAAGATCACATATGACTCCCAGAGCGGCACTATCAAGAACGACAAGCGTTACCTATCCATGACTGAGGATTACTGGATTCCACGTCCAGCAGGCCAGCAGGGGACGCAGGTAGAGACTTTGGAGGGTGGGCAGTCGGTAGGTGAGACTCGTGATACAGAATACTTCCTAGACCGTCTAATGGAGTCTATGAACGTGCCGAAGAGCCGGTTTTCAGATCAGCCTTCTATGTTCAGCTCTGGTATTGAGATCACTCGTGACGAATTGAGATTCAGTCGGTTTATCAATCGTTTGAGAACCCGGTTCAGCATGCTGTTTGAAGACCTCGTTGGCAAACAACTCATCCTGACCCAAATGATGACGGCTGAAGAATGGGATGAGATGAAAGTCGATATCACGTTTGAGTATCAAGAAGATAACATGTTTTCCGAGTCTCTGAAGGCAACTGCCCTCGGAAACAAGATTTCCATGCTGAATCAAATCCAGCCATATGTCGGCATCTACTTCTCACAGCAATATGTGTACAAGGAAATTCTCGGTATGACTGATGAAGAGATTGAAATTGAGCAGGAGTACATCGCACAGATGCCTCCAGTTGCCCCAGTGGCTGAGGGGATTAGTGATATTTCTTCAGAAAAACACCTCCTTGAGATGTATGAAAGGCTTGGAATTGTTGAGGATAAATCGCTGAAAATGAAAACTACTAAATAATTGCTATAAGGTATAGGAATGAGTATGGCATATAATCTAAACGAATCGGCATTTGTCAATACTAAGCATTATATTGTCAACGGCGATGGTATCCACTCAGAGCATAAAAATCTGGCTGAAGCAAATCATTATTTGAATACAGGTATCGGAAGGAAGCATTCTGAGTCTTTTATTGTACCTCATCATATTATGAAGCAAGGCGGATTTGACTTTGATAACAAATCCCATTGGGAACCATCAAATCACGCAGAGCATGCTTCAAACCCAAACTCAAGTTCAGGTAGGCCAGCTCCTGCACCAGCTCCATCAAATGGGCCTACACCAGCTCCAGCTCCATCAAATGGGCCTGCACCAGCTCCTGTTAGAAAAGAGAATAAGACTGCCGGTGGAAAGATTGGCAACGCTGCAAGGCTTTTACAACGAGGCGGAGAAGCGTGGGCTGGATCAGCAGACAACACATATCAAAAAATGGCAACTCATGCCCTTGTCAAAATAGTGGCAGGTATCATGGGAGTAGCCGGAAAAGGGGTTTCAAAAATGACAGGTATGAGTTTCGACTCACACATCACTGAAGGTACTCGCAAGACCAATAACAAGGACTATACGCATTATGTCGTATTGCACGGAAAGATTGCGTCTGGCTGGGAATATAAAGATGATGCCAAAGATGAGATTGCTCACAACATGAGCGATGCACATAAATCTGATGCAAAGGTAGTTGCTAAGACTGCACTGAGTCGTCATGGACTTGATGCAGACAACAACTCGCATTGGCATGGTGGCGACCTCAAGGAATCATTCTATGATGACAAGAGCTACACCCATTATGTGATGACTCGCGGCAAGATTGAGTCTGGCCACGATAGTAAGGAACAGGCTGAGACTCACCAGAGTTCGCGCCTTGCACCTCACCTTCGTTCAGATTCTCGTGTTGTGCCAAGAGAAGATTTGAAGAAAGGACATTTCGATGCAGCTAACACTGATCATTGGGCTAAGTCTTCAGACCTAAAAGAATCAGTCATCTCCATGATTGCCGAAGGTGATTACTACTCATTCACCGATACCCTGAAGAATCAGCTTGCAGAAAAGGCCCAATTTATTATCGAGAACTTTGATAAGAAAAGGTTACTTCAAGCTGCTCGTACTGGAACATTGGCAGAAATGCGTGATGCCCCAGATCAATCAATGTATCCTCTAACTCGTCGTGAAGTTGAGAAGCTGCTCAACACATACGAACGTCGTGGTGAACTGAACACTAATAACATTGATGATATCGAAGCTCGCTCTGAAGATGGCATGCGTCGTGCCCGGTGGTATGCTCCTGATGTGAAGTCAGACTTCAAGTATGACGTTGAAGATGACATGTTCAATCCTGACCATCGTCCTGCTGCACTCATGCCATACGACAAGCGAAATATCGTAACTGATGACTCTGCAACTACTCCTCCTGATCATGAAGAAGAAGCTGAAAAACAGACTCCTCATAGAGACTTTAGTGGCGAGCATAATCTTTATTTTCACGGAGTCAATAATGACGGCGAATAACATCCAAGAAGAAGAATTTGAAATGAATGCCGGTGATGGAGTTGATGAAGTCACCTCTCACATGCGGGAATCAATTCATGAAGGCGAGCCACTTGACCTGACGTTTATTGATGGGGAAGAGTACGTTGAGCTAGATGTTCATACGATGCAATACGTCCTCAATAAAAACATGGTTCAGGAGATGATTGATTCCGCCGATTCACCAGAAACCTTTCAGGCGTTCTTGAATTTGTTGTTTTTCAATTCGTCTACCACGACTGATACCGAAAACTCACCAAAGGGAGACTTGTCGTAATGTCAACAATTAAAGAAGAACTTGACAGAAAGGCGGCTGAAGTAATTGAAAAGCTAACCGAGGCATTTGGGATTCAGGCTGAACATAAGCCAAGAATTAATGTTGCTCCTTCAGGCTCTATCAAGCCAGCTATCTTCAATCCAGCCGTCCCAAATATGTCGCCGATTGCCCCTGCTGGATACGATAAGAATAAGATCACGATGGGCAGATTTTCGATTGTGAACCGTGTCCGTGGTGGACAGGTACAAATGCGTCATCTCGTTGCAGAAGCGATCGGGTACAAGATCAGTGACGGAAAGCTAGTAAGAATGCAGCCTACTGAAAGACGACGCAGAAAGATTGCAGCAAAGCGTTCCGCTATCAAGCGTAGAAGTAAGGTAGCACAGATCGTCAGAAAGCGGGGAATTTCTCTCCGTAAGAGAAAAAACAGGTTTGGTGGTTAATATGAGTCTTCTAAAAGAATCGAACTTCAGCGAGATTGAAACCATTTCAGAAGCACTTGAGAATGGTGGAAAGAATTGGTACATCAAGGGCATTATGGCTCAAGGTGGAATTGTCAACCGCAACAAGCGTATCTATCCTTCAGAAATTCTTTCAGAGTCAATGAACCAGTATGAAAATGATTATGTAAAGACAAGTCGGGCAGTAGGCGAACTTGAGCATCCAGATAGTGGCCAGATCAACCTTGAACGTATCTCGCACCTGATCGAGTCAATTCATCGAGATGGCGACAATTACTATGGCAAGGCAAAGGTCTTGAATACGCCTACAGGTCGTATTGTCACTGGGTTACTGGAAGGCGGCGTTAAGCTAGGGGTGTCTACTAGAGCCGACGGTAAGGTATTGAAAAATTCTAAAGGCATCAATGAAGTTCAAAAGGGACTCCGTATGAATGCTGTCGATGTCGTGTTCCATCCTTCTGCACAAGGTGCAATGGTAGACGGCCTTATGGAAAATGATTCCTTCATCTGGAATACGATGGAAGAAGATCAAGAGCTTTTGGAGACCATTAAAAGTGGTGTTCTGGAAGTCAGTAAATCACAACTGATGGAAGCAAAGTTGAAGGCTTTTAATAGCATGATGACTTTGATTCGATCTAAATAATCTTAGCAACCCTAAATAACTGTATATAATCCCTCGGAGCAAATAATGGATATTTTGAAAGCCCTCTCACTGGTTGAATCAGCCGGTAATCGACCCCTTGATCAACTTGCAGGGGATATTCAACCGTCCGGCGTTGCAGACCCATCCGGTGGTGCTACTGGACTTGGTGCTGATGCACATCGTCCTGCTGACCAAGCTGTTGGCGATCCACCTGACGCCCCAAAAGTACCAATCCAAGATGTCACTCCAGATAACGTGATTCCTGAATCAATGTCTGGAAAGTTTGAACACCTGATGAATGAAAATATCAAGGGTTTCAAGGTAGACGTTTCTGGTGCTGCTGCAAAGATGTTTGAATCAATTGATCTTGATGAAGAGTTTGCTGCCAAGGCTCTCTCCATTTTTGAATCTGCTGTAAATGAATCTGCTGCCGCTCACCTGAAAAGCATTAATAAATTGGCTGGCCGTGTAATTGAACGAGTCATTACTGCTCGTGTTAGTCAGCTTGAAGAACAGGCCGAACGTCACATGAATCATGCCATTACGGAATGGACACAAGAGAACCGTCTTGCCATCGAGCAAGGTGTTCGTGTTCAGGTAGCAGAATCCTTTATGGAAGGTATCAAGGGATTGCTGGAAAGTCACTATGTTGATCTCCCGGCTGGCAAGAAAGACCTATATGAAGCTGCCGTTGAAAAGGGTGATGAAATTCTCTCCAAGTTCAATGAAGAGCGTCAGAAGAACGTGGTATTGGAAAGCGAACTCACTTCCCTGAAGAAGACTTCCCTTATTGAGAAGGCTACTCGTGGAATGGTTGCTACTAAGGCAGATAAATTCCGTAAGCTGGCAGAGGAAATTGAATTCAATTCTTCATTCGCTACTAAGCTGGAAAGCCT